GTGCTGTGCGCGGCACGCGAAGAAGAATTAAGAAGCCGGAAAAGAAAAAGGCGCTGAACCGACCAAAGTACCAGCGCCAATGAAAAAATATTACGCCTTTAGTATAAGGCGAGAATGGAGAGAATGCAATGAAAATTACCAAAATTCGTATCAAAAACCTGTTTGGCATTTCCGAATACGAAGCGGATGGTGCGAACAGGGAACTGGCAGGACGCAACGGCGTAGGAAAATCATCTGTAATTGATGCGATTAAATATGCGCTGTCTAACAAATCGGACCGTAAGTATATTGTCAGGAACGGCGAAACGGAGGGAGAAGTCCTGATAGAGACAGATACAGGGCTTAGAATCAACCGTAAAGCGCGGACAAATCAGGTAGATTATAAATCCGTAAAACAGGATGGGAGAGAAGTCGGAAGTCCAGAAGCGTTTCTGAGGGAGATTTTCACGGAATTGCAGCTCAATCCAGTGGAGTTTCTGGAAATGTCCGAGAAGCAGCAGAATGCAATCATCTTGGACATGATTGAATATCCGTGGGATGTGATGAAGATTAAGGAATGGTTCGGGGAGATCCCGGCATGGGTCAATTACGATCAGAACATTCTTTCAGTTCTCAATGACATTCAGTCCGAAAAGGGCGAGTATTTCATGCACCGGCAGGATGTGAACCGTGATATTCGGAACAAGCGGGCTTTTATCGAAGAAATCGCTGCGACAATCCCTGAAGGTTACAACCTTTCCGTGTGGGAAAATGCCAGCGCCGGGGAATTGTACCAGAAGATAGAACGCATCCGGAAAGATAACGAGCTGATTCAGACGGCGAAGAATCTTCTGGAAAGTAGGGACAACAAAGTACGCAAGTACGAAGCCGACCGCGAGATTAAAAAGGCTGCTCTTGCAACAGAGATTGGAAACCGCCGTGCTCAGATTGACAAGGACATTGCGCGGATGCAGGAGCAAATCGCAGCCCTTTCAGCTGAGAAGAACGGGCTGAAGGAAAAACTGGCTGACAAGACAGCACTGTATGACAAGGAGTATGAAGCCAGTGTCTCAAAATATGATGCGGAAATCGAAGCTTACAGAGAGTTTCGTGACCGTGAGCCGCAGGATGTGACAGAACTGGTGGCACAAGCTGCTGAAATCGAAGAAATGAAATCCCATATTAACGAGTACCGCCGGATGCTCTCTTTACAGAGTGATGTGGATGGCTTGCGGGAAGAAACAGAAGAGCTAACCCGAAAAATCGAAAAAGCCCGCATGCTTCCGGGAGAAATCCTTCAGGAGTGTAAAATCCCGATTGCTGGGCTGACTGTCAAAGATGGCGTGCCGTTAATCAATGGGCTGCCTGTGTCAAACCTGTCGGATGGAGAAAAACTGGATTTGTGTATCGACGTTGCAATCCAGAATCCGAAAGGACTGCAAATTATCCTGATCGATGGAGTGGAGAAGCTTTCTACAGAATGGAAAAACCGACTGTATGACAAGTGCAGGGAAAAGGGATTGCAGTTTATCGCCACAAGAACCACTGATGATGCTGAAATGACGGTGTATGAGTTATAAGGAGGACATATGGAACAGGAAATTGTTTTGAGCGAAAAGTCAAAAAAAGAAATGGCAAACCCGTTTTCGAGCGGAGAAAATTTTCAGAAGATATTTGACATTGGAAAGATGTTTGCAAGCAGCCAGCTTGTGCCTCAGATCTATCAGGGGAAACCGATGGACTGTACGATCGCCGTGGACATGGCGAACCGCATGGGCGTTTCCCCGCTTATGGTCATGCAGAATCTCTATGTCGTAAAAGGGAAGCCGTCATGGAGCGGGCAGGCATGTATGAGCCTGATTCGCGGATCCGGCGAATATACGGATGTGAGACCGGTTTATACAGGGGAACGCAATACGGATACATGGGGCTGTTATATTTCAGCAGTACATAAGGCAAGCGGGGAGCTGGTAAAAGGCACAGAAGTCACGATTAAGATGGCAAAAGATGAAGAATGGTATGAAAAAAATGGGAGCAAATGGAAAACTATGCCGGAACAGATGCTTGCATACAGAGCTGCAGCATTCTTCGCGCGGGTATACATCCCAAATGCGCTGATGGGCGTAATGGTAGAAGGGGAGGCAGAAGATATTGCGGCGCCTGCCCGCATGGATACGGACGAGCCACTTGCGTGCGTGGATGACATTATGGACGAGGCGGAGGAGCATTTTAAATGATCTTGACGGCAGAGAATTATTTTTCAAAGGAGGCAGACAGGGAATACCTGTCAGTCTCCCAGTATAAAAAGTTTATGGGGACGCTGGGGCGTGTCGGCTGCGAGGCGGAAGCACTGGCGTGTCTGAACGGAGAATGGGAGATGAAAAAAACAACCTCTCTGATGGTTGGCTCCTATGTAGATGCACACTTTGAAGGCACGCTTGATCTGTTCAAGGCGCAGAACCCGGACATCTTTACAAAACAGGGTGCTTTAAAAGCGGAATACCGGCGGGCGGAAGAAGTAATTAACCGTATCGAGAGGGATGAATACTTTATGCGCCACATGGCAGGGCAGAAACAGATCATTATGACTGGGGAGCTGTTTGGCGCAAAGTGGAAGATCAAGATGGACAGCTATTTCCCGGATACGTTGATCGTTGACTTGAAGTGCATGAAGTCCCTGCGAGAAGCCAATTTCCTGAAAGATTTCGGCTATTTGGACTTCATTCGGTATTGGGGATATGACATCCAGGGCGCAGTATACCAGAAGATCGTTGAAATCAACACAGGAAAGAAGCTACCATTTAAGATCGCGGCTGCATCCAAAGAAGAATATCCGGACATCGAAGTGATTCAAGTGGAGCAGGCTCTGATGGATGAAGCGCTGGCAGAGGTAGAAAAGAACGTACCGCATATCCTGTCACTGAAAAATGGGGAATATGAGCCGATCAGATGCGAGCGGTGTGATTACTGCAAACATACGAAGGTGCTGACGCATTCGATTTGGTCGAGTGAATTACTGGTGGATGTATGAAAGACTCAATCATAATCAATAAGAAATATTCAGGATATGACCTGATCGACGGCAAACCAAATGTGGAGCGTCATCACTGCCTGATGGGCCCAGACAGAGCAAAAGCGGATGAAGATGGGCTGTGGGTGCCTTTGACAAAGGAGCATCACACTTCCGGAAAGTTCAGCGCCCACCAATGTAAAGAGATGCGGGTGCTGCTTGAAATGCTGGCGCAGGTATCTTATGAGCGCGATCGGTGCGCGGAAGGCATGAGCAAAGAAGCGGCGAGGGAAGCGTTTCGGGAAAGATATGGGAGGTCTTTCTTATGAAGGAGTTCACGATTAAAGGCAGATTTTTCGGAGACAAGACTTTCCCCAGTTTAAACAATTATCTGTCAGAGGTCGGAAGAAACCCGAAAGCGGGTGGCCGACTGAAACGGCAGTATGTCATGATAGCTACGAACGCGATACGGCGTGACTTGAAGCGTTGGAAAGCATCAGCGCCGGTTATCCTGCATTACACCTTTGCAGAACCGAAAAAGGGAGCGAAGCGGGACAGAGGGAACATCTTCGGCCTGGCAGACAAGTTCATAGAGGACGCACTGCGGGACTGCGGCACGATCCCGGACGATGACCCGAAACACGTTCTGAATTTTACACACGACTTCATTTACACGGACGGAGAACCATATATCCGCGTGGAAATTGAAGAGGTGGATATGGGTTGAAACACCCGCCAAAAGGCGAAAGAAACTGCTGGTTTGTACTTGTAAATGGGGAATATATATCACGGCTGTGACAGGCTACCTCCTGTTACCCCAGCGCCGGGGGAAAACGGCGCATCCCCCACATGGAGAAAGATAATGAACATTTTAGATCACATCCCGACCGGACACAAAAATGCTGTTTCCAGACGTTGGCTGCAGACGGCGACACGTTTAAACGACCGGAAGATCAGGGACATGATATCTGCGGTAAATACCGGCGGTGAAGACAATGAGCTGATTATAAACCTGCAGGACGGCAAGGGATACTTCCGACCGGCGCCTGGCGAAGATAGGCTTGTCGGTGTCTGGAAAGCTATGGAAAGTTCCAGACGCAAATCGGTAAATGCAAATGTCGAAGCTGCGCAGCGGTATTTGAACCGGAATAAGAAACCATGTAAGAAACCGGAAAGCGAACTGGAAAAGAACCAGATCACAATGGATGAATGGCTTGCGAGCCTGAATGGAGGCGGATAAGATGCCGAACAGGATTTTAAAGGAAAGTATCTGCCGATCAGATACGATCGACCAGCTCAGCTGGTTCGAAGAAGTCCTGTTCTACCGCCTGATCGTAGCGTGTGACGATTATGGAAGATTTGACGGAAGACCTGCGATTATCCGCGGGACATGCTTTCCGCTAAAGGATATTACAAATAAGACGATTGCTGATGCCCTGCAGAAGTTGACGTCTGTAGGCTTGGTCCGAGAATATTACGTTCAGGGACGACCGTACTTACACATGGCAACTTGGGGAGATCACCAGCAAGTGAGAGCAAAGAAAAGCAAATATCCAGCGGAAGAAAGCAACTGCGAGAATCTGATATCAGATGATATCAATTGCAATCAGATGATATCGAACGATTGCAATAGTCCCCGTAATCCAATCCAATCCGAATACGAATCCAAAACAATATCGCGCGAGGAACCAGAGCGGTTTGAGGACTTTGTTGCAGCGTACCCGAAAGCAGGGGCAGACCTGCCGGGAGTGGCTGTGGAATACTTAAACACCCTGCGGATGGGTGTAGGTGCTGACGAACTTGTACAGGCAGCCAGAAACTACGCCGAAGCCTGCCAGATACGCGGGACGCAGCAGCAGTATGTGTTGAACGCTGAAAATTTCCTGCGGAAGCTGAAATTTGATGAGTATCTGCCTGGAAAGTACAAGAAGCCGAAGCCGCCAAAGCGACAGCAGACCAGCGTTGACCAGTATAACCAGTTTATGAAACACGACTACGACATGGACAGCCTGGAAGCTGCCCTGCTTGGAAAGTGAGGCGGACATGAGAGCAACAAAAGATTGTGCCTATCCGGACTGTGAGGCCTGCCAGCATCCAGATTGCATCATGTCGGCTTCCGACATAACGGCGCTGCTAAAACGCAGACGTAGGCAAGCGGATCCAGAAGCATACCAGCAGAAGCAGCGGGACTACAGGAGCAGGATAAAAGCAACGCTGCCGCACTGCGATGGCTGCGAATCATGCGTACTGGTCCGCAAGGAGAAACAGGACGGATACCGGCGGCTGTGCATCACAGATATGAGACTGATTGAGCAGAAGGTTTCAAACAGTCCTCAGTGGTGCAGGAAGAGAGGAAAACGGAATGGGACGAAAGATAATCTTGTACGACCTGTACAAGAACGATGAGTACCAGGGACGGTACAAAGCAAAAGAGCTTATGTATTTGCTGGGCATGTCCCGCGAGACCATAGCCAGCCGCGTATACCACGGCGTAAAGGCAAAAGACGGCTACGAGATTATGAGAGCGGAGCCGGATGGATGGGCAGAGAGCTGGGAGCGGGCATGCGCGCCGCTCAGGAGGAGGAAGTAGATGCGTGAGTTATTAGATATATTTGCCGAAATGGCGATCATGTTCAGCATCGTAATGACGATTATGGCAGCATTACATGTACTGTGCTACATGGGTGAGTACATGGTCGAAACCGCGTATGAAAAGTATTACGGTGCGCAGGACTGGGAAGCAAAGTGGAAGCTGCGTAAGCGCGATATTAAAGACCTGCTTAAGATTGCCGCATACATGGCGTTGTTTGGCGCTGGTATGTTATTTGCAGGATACGCCGCAGACTGGTTTGTGGCATCGGTCTACAGACTGTTGGCGGATACGAACGGGAGAATTGTGTAACATGGGGAAAATAAAATTATTATCACTTTTTTCGGGCATCGGAGCTTTTGAGAAAGCGCTGGACAGGATCGAAGCGGAATATGAATTAATCGGATACTCAGAAATTGATAAATATGCGTCAAGATCATATGCAGCAATCCATAATGTAGCAGAGCCATTAAATTTGGGGGACATCAAAAAAATTGATGAAAAAAAGCTGCCAAAAGATATTGACCTGATTACATATGGGTTTCCGTGCCAGGATATTTCGACAGCGGGAAAACAGCGGGGATTCTTAGATGCAAATGGGAACCAGACAAGATCAGGACTATTTTTTGATGCACTAAGAATTATAAAAGCAACAATGCCAAAGGTTGCAATCGCAGAAAATGTAAAAAATCTGACTGGGAAAAAATTTAAAAATGAATTTAAAACAGTACTGACATCCCTGGAAGAGGCAGGATATAACAATTACTGGGAAATATTAAATGCAAAAAAATATAATGTGCCGCAAAACAGAGAAAGGGTATTTATCGTCAGCATACGGAAAAATGTCGATACGGGGGGATTTAAATTTCCAGAGAGTTTCCCACTTAAACGGAAACTTAAAGACGTATTGGAACAAGAGGTTGAGGAAAAATATTATGTGTCGCCTACGCGATTAAACGGAATGGTGGAGCATAAAACGCGAAACCAGAAAAACGGAAATGGTTTTGGGGCGGTGATAAATGATCCTGATACGCAAGGCGTGTCGCCTTGTATACGGGCAAGATATTACAAGGACGGCAGCGAAAGTCTTATACGGGTAAGGCAAATTGGAAATATAATGCCCACAAAAACAAGAGATAATCCGAACCAGGGCAGAGTGTATGATACAGACGGATTATGCCCTGCGCTTAATTGCAGCATGGGTGGAGGCCGCCAGCCATTTATTGTGGCAAGCCGGGGACGCAATCCGGAAAATCCATCGGACAGGACGCAAGGAGCGCCAACGGTACAGAGACTAGAACCGAACAGACAGGGAATATGCAACACCCTAACGACTACGCAAAAAGATAACTATGTGTGCGAGCCGCCTGAAATGCGGGTGCGGCGTCTGACCCCGAAAGAATGCTTTCGGCTGATGGATTTTGACGACGAGGATTTTGCCAAAGCGCAAAAAGTAAACAGCAACACACAGCTTTATAAGCAGGCAGGAAACAGCATAGTTGTGGCATGTCCGATGTACATCTTTAAAAACTTAATGAATGCAAAAATACTATGACAGGAGAATAATGATGGCAATATGGATAAAAACGCAGCCGGATGCCGAACCGGTATGGATGGCGGCAGATAACCGGATCAGGGATCTGGCGCTCTCGATCGAACGGCGTGCAAGTATCGCACCGGATGCGGATGGGCTTCGGCAAATCCGGGAGTGGGCAACAGAGATTGTTTACCAATGCGACATGGTGGAGCGTGTGCAGGAGCAGGCAGAACCGACATGGAAGAGTTCGCTGCAGGATGCGTTCCTGCGAGGCAGCAGAGTTTAAAGGAGTAATGGGATGGGAAAAGAAGAGGATGCAATATATTTGATTCGCATGGCGGCGGATATGTCGAAACGATATTACGACAAACCATTTGTATGTACATACAGCGGTGGAAAAGATTCGGACGTCGTTTTGGAATTGTGCAAGCGAGCTGGCGTACCGTTTGTAGTACAACATAGCATCACAACAGTTGACGCACCACAGACGATGCGGCATGTCCGAAAGGTGTTTGAACAATGTAAAAAAGAGGGAATATCTTGCGAATACACACAGCCGATGTACAAGGGGCAGAAAGTAAATATGTGGTCGTTAATCCCAATAAAAGGTATGCCTCCAACTAGAATGATGAGGTATTGCTGTGAGATTTTGAAAGAGCAAAATGCCGAAAATAGTGTCATAACGACCGGAGTAAGGTGGGCAGAAAGCAGGAAGCGTGCAACAAGAAACGAAGTGGAGAGCATTACGAAGAAGGCGAGTGATAGCATAAAATTGGATAGAGTCATGTTGGCGAATGACAACGATGCAAGCAGAGATATAATCGACCACTGTCGTCAGAAAGGGAAGGTGGCTGTAAATCCTATTATATCGTGGTCAGATGCCGATGTGTGGGATTTTATAAGGGGGAATGAAATAGAATATAACACTTTGTATGATTGCGGCTATCATCGTGTAGGGTGTGTTGGCTGCCCGATGGCGGGGAAGAGACGCTGGAAAGAGTTCGCGGACTTTCCGGGATTTAAAGAAAAGTATATCAAAGCCTTTTCGGAAATGATTGATAAGATGAGAGCATCTGGGAAAAATCCGCGCTGGAAGACAGGCGAAGACGTATTCTTATGGTGGATGGAAGACGATAATGTATCAGGGCAAATGAGTTTCGATGATTTCCCAGAGATGTTTCCGCAAACTCTAACTGAAATTTAAATTTGCGGGTGCATGGATGTATAAAAACGCAGAGGGCTACCGCGATGAAACAGCCTGCCGGGCAATCATCGCGGTAGCAAGAGAAGAGAGAATAAAGCGCAGGAAACTGCAGGAGGACAAGAATATGGGAACAGAAAATAAAACCGGAGAAGTTTGGAGAACACGAACTGTCACAGGGGCAGAGAAGATCGTGCTGGTGGTAGCAGACCACGGGGCAATGGCGTATGTAATTCATCTAGCAGAAGAGGGTACGCATACAGATATCGAAGTAAACTGCGAGGGGCTGCGGTACGGTTCCAGCGATCGAATGTATTATGTGCCATCTAGAAGTTTTGAGGAATACCTCCGTACAGTAACAGATGAGCAGCTGGCAGATATTAAAAACAAGCTTGCAGCATCGATCGGGATTGAACCGCAGATCACAGAAAAAGAAGTTGTCCGGGAAGTACCGGTGGAAATTCCGAGCAATATCGCTCCTGCGGAGCCACAAAAATGTTGTGCTGCAGAGGTGCAAGAATTGACTATCCGGGCGGAAAGAGCAGAAGCACTGCTGGAAGAGTACAGAGAGCTGTATAAAAACGTAATCGAAAAAATCTGACGTTATTAAGGAGGGATAAGAAAATGGACAAAAAGGATATTTTAGGAAAGTTGGGCATAATAGCGGCTGCGGCTTGGCTGATACTATTTATTCTGGCGTTTAGTATGGACCGCTCCAGCAGAATGGGAGATGTGTTAATACTCTCAGGTTTTGCGGGGGTGTTGCCTATGATTTTTTTCACGATTGGTGATTAGCCAGATGTATTTTGTAAAGGCGAAAAGTTACAAAAAAATAAAGCAAAAAGAAAGAAGGTGGGAAATGTGGGAACAAGGGACACATACTTTAATGGTTACGGTCTGACATACAATGAGGTAAAAAAAATAGAGGACAAGTGCAAAAACGCAAAGGGTAGGGAATTGGAACTGCTGCTTCTGGCTGCGGAAAGCGCATATGCAGAGTTGGCGCAATATCTGTTTTTTAGCCTGACATCAGGGCTGGGGTATGACAACATCTCGAAGATATGCGACATTCCTATCGGGCGGAAGGATTTTTATGGGTATCGAAGGAAAACGATATATTTATACAACAGATACATGATACTGGAAGGACATGCAATCGTGTAAAAGGGGTACGCGGATCAGGAAACGAGAATGGTAAAATAGAATAATAACTGTTGGGGTATGATATGAATTGTAATGCTGTCATGAAAAAGCTTCAGCGCGCCATACTGTCCACGGGGCTCGTAATCAAAATTTCTACCAGCCAATTTTACAGCGAAGAGCAGGACAGGATGATAACGATGTGGATCTTAACAACACCTACACTTCAAAACGGGCGGAACGGATGGAGGATGAGGGACTACGAGATCTTACGGACGGCGAGCGCGATTGAGGTGGTGAAATGTTTGACAGATATATGGGAGCAGTCGAAGGGACGGTGAAAAAATGCTAACACCGAAGCAAAAGGCGTTTGCGGATTATTATATAGAGTGCGGGAATGCGACAGAGGCGGCGAAGCGGGCAGGGTATAAGGAGAAAGCGGCATACGCCACAGGCTCCGAAAACCTGAGAAAGCCTCAGATAATTGAATACATCGAAGAACGGCAGAAACAGATTGAGGACAGCCGTATCGCCTCTGCTGCGGAAGTAATGCGGTATTTTACGTCTGTCATGCGAGGCGAGGTGAAAGACCAGTTCGGACTTGACGCACCGCTGGCGGAGAGAACAAAGGCCGCTGTTGAATTGGCAAAGCGAAAGGTTGATGTGGCACAGAACACAGATACCGGCGGAATCGTTATTGTGAATAACATACCGAGGCCGGGGAAGGAATAGTGAATGTTAAGGGAGATTTTGGAAGAGTTATTAAACAAATACCGGGTTGTAAAAACAGACGAAGACCTTGAATGGAATAGAGCGGTGGATATGTGCCGCAATATCATCGAAAAGCACATAAATGATGGCAAGGGCACAAATGTACCTACCAAAGACGGCTGGATTTCGGTGGAAGAGCGGCTGCCTAAGGAACATTTGACAATGTTAAAAAATTGTCCGTTTTGCGGGGGAAAAGCAGTTGTACATATCAACGAAGGGGTAAGGGTTGTGTGCAGAGAGTGCGGCGCAACGTCGAAGTGCTTAGTTGATGGCTATTCCAAAGGAAAACCGAATGGAAGCACTTTAGAGACTGTGATAAAAGCATGGAACAGACGAACACAGTAAACCTTACCGACATCATAGCCCCCGCGTTTTACCCTGTCCACTGGGACATCTTGGACGGGAAGCATACCTACTACAATTTGTACGGCGGGAGAGGTTCAACCAAGTCCTCATTCATATCCGTTGAGATAGTCCTGGGTATGATGCAGGACGCAAAGGACGAAGTTTTCAGCAATGCGGTAGTATTCCGTAAGGTTGGCAATACCCTTCGGGAATCCGTCTTTGAACAAATTGCATGGGCGATTGACGCGCTGGGAGCCAATGACCTGTGGGCGCCCAGCGTCAGCCCCATGCAGTATGTGTATAAGCCTACCGGGCAGAAGATCATTTTCCGGGGGCTGGACAAGGCGAAGAAAACAAAGTCCATTAAGACCAGCCGAGGGTATTTTAAATACCTCTGGTTCGAGGAACTTGACGAGTTCGCCGGGATTGAAGAAATCCGTACAGTACAGCAGTCTGTTCTCCGTGGCGGTAGCAAGTTTGTAGTATTTAAATCCTTCAACCCGCCGATCAGCCGGAGCAACTGGGCGAATGTGTATGTTAACGAGCCGAGAGAGGACAGTTACCACCACAAGAGCGATTACACCAGCGTTCCGGCTGACTGGCTGGGCGAACAGTTTATATCCGACGCCGAGCACTTAAGAGCCACAAATGAGCGGGCGTACAGGCATGAGTACCTGGGCGAGCCTGTGGGACTGGGAACAAATATCTTTGACATGCTGGAGATCCGCACGATAACCGACGAGGAGATCCAGACATACCAGTCAATTTATCAAGGGCAAGACTTCGGATGGTATCCGGACCCGAAAGCCTTTATCCGGGCGGCATATGTGTCGAATAAGGAGAAGATTGTACTGTTGGATGAGCTGGGCGGATGCAAGATAAGGAACGCAGATATGGCGCAGATGATAAAAGACAAGGGATACGACGACTATGCGCTGATGTGCGGCGTGGATGAACAGGAGAGCATTGTGGACCTTCGGGATGCCGGGATCCCTGCCCGAAACGCCATTGTAACGCCGGGGAGCCGGAAGTACACCTTTGAGTGGCTGCAATGCCGGACGATTGTTATTGACCCGGACAGAACGCCGAGGGCATACAAGGAAATCATAGAATATGAACATGAAGTAGACAGCAATGGGGAGGTAATAGCAGATTACCCAGATGGTAACGATCATTGGATAGACGCCCTGCGGTATGCTATATCTCCTATGGCGATGAGAAGAGGGCATAGCGCATAATGGGTTTAATAGCAACTGTTAAAAGGTGGATAGGTATGATATTTAAAAAGCAGGCTGAGAAAGATTTTAGGGTAAAGGATACCACGTCTGCGCAGATGATGGCAAAGGTTGCAGAGTGTGCCAACATCTACCGTGGTGCGCCGTACTGGTTAGACGCAGATAATCGGATAAAGACTATCAATTTTGCAAAGGCGGTATGCTCCGAGACGGCGCGGCTCGTCACGCTGGGGATTAAAATCCAGGTTGACGGCGGCGCACGCGGGGCGTGGTTGCAGGAGCAGATTGATAAAGCCTATTATAGCATGCGTCATTGGGTAGAGTATGGCTGTGCTTATGGCACGATCATTGTAAAGCCTAATGGCGGCGGGCTTGATATGTTTACCCCTCTGGACTTTTTCGTGACGGAGCAGGACGATAACGGGAATATAACGGGCGTTGTGTTTAAAGACAGCTATGCGGCTAACGAAAAGTTTTATACACGCTTGGAGTATCATAGGTTTGTCGAGACGAGGACGGAGGCGGGCGTGATATACCCGTATGTGATATCCAACAGGGCATATGTATCAAAGAGCAGCGAATCCCTCGGCGATCCTATCCCGCTGGAGCAGACAAAGTGGGCTGATCTGCTGGAGGAAACGCCGCCGATTCTCAAGGGCGGGAACGAAAGACTTGATTCCCCCATGTACGGAGTGTTCCGCACCCCTGCTGCAAACAACATAGATCTTTCCTCTCCGCTGGGAATGCCGATATACGCAGAAGCCATCGAAGAAATGAAAGACCTGGACATCGCATACAGCCGGAACGCCGGTGAGATATATGACAGCGAGAAGATCATCCTTGCAGATGACAGGCTGATGTTTGACAGCGGGACGAACCTTAACGGGCGCATCCCAGACGTTAAACTGCCGCATTATGTAAAAAACGTGTTCGGCAACAGCCCGGAAGAGTTTTACCAGGAGATTACGCCGCAGCTCAATACAGCCACACGCCTTGACGGAATCAATGCTCTCCTGTCCCAGATAGGGTATAAATGCGGGTTCTCGAACGGCTATTTTGTCTTTAACGAAGCGAGCGGCATCCAAACGGCGACAGGCGTGGAAGCGGAGCAACAGCGAACCATCCAGTTTATCAAGGATGTGCGGGACAAGTTGGAAAGTTGTCTAAATGATGCAATATATGCCATGTCGGTGTATGCAGATCTGTACGCGCTTGCCCCTGTCGGGGTTTATGAAGTGGTATACGACTTCGGGGACATCACTTACAACCGCGAAGAGGACAGGGCACGCTGGTGGAGCTATGTTGTGCAGGGCAATGTACCCGCGTGGATGTATTTCGTAAAATTTGAGGGCATGACAGAGGACGATGCGAAGGCAATGGTGACGGAAGCGCAGCCGAAGGAAACGGGGCTGTTCGGGGAGGAATAAGCATGGATTTTGCGATTGTAGGACAGGGGATCGGAGACATCGGACGCGTTGAGAATCGCTGGAATGAACTCTTTGATTCTTTGAAAAATGTAGAAAACGCGGTCAAAGAAATTGTAAGAATGCTGCGGGAAGTCTATGAAAAAATAGAAAGAGCAGTCGATGAAGTTATGATTGAATGGGAGAGACGGCGAAAGACACGAAGGTATATGGCATTAAAGGTCTTGAGTGTGTATACAGAGACAGATATGTTGGATATTAGGAGACTGTTAAGACGCATATATAGGGCGCGAAGCTGCTGCTAATAAGGAGAGAGTAATGGAACCGATAACCAGAGAAGAGTATTATCTAGCAAAGATTGCAGGGACATATAAGGGCAAGACACCCGAGCCCGTGACTATTGATGAATATTATCTTGCAACTATGGCGGGGGATTATTCCGGCAATACCCCGCAGCCCGTCACGAGATTGCAGTATTACATGGCAAAGGTAGCAGGAGTATGGGGCGGAAGCATCCCTGCGCCTGTGACACGATTAGAATATTACTGGGCGGCGATTGCCAGCGGAGAGGGGAAAGTCTTTCCGCCTGTGACACGAGAGGAGCATTTCTTGGTGCTGGTAGCCGATGCGTACAGCGTTGTGCTCACGGTCGTTACCGGCAACCCCGCCCTCTTGGAAAATTCAAAGGGGAATCGTGGGCTGGAATCCCTTACCCTATACGGTAAATCAACGCAGGGGAGCACACCCTCCCCGTCACCGGAGTATCCGCAGGAGATTGAAAGCGTAGTGGATGCTGGGGAAATTAGCGTGGAGGTGTGTGGGAAAAATTTGATTGCCGGGCGAAAGTTTTACGGCAATTATTCTAATGGTATAGCTTATATAATTAAATTGGATGGTGACGTTGTTTTTCCATACAAGCCATCATATGCAACATATGGAATTTGCTACGCAATCAATGCCTTAGCTGGTAAAAAATACACTTTTTCAGGTTATAACCTTAACGATAATGCATCACTTAGAATTGCTGAATATGCAAATCTGAATGATGCTTTGGATTTTGCAAATGTAATTGGTTATAAATTCGGAGGTCGCGCCGATACTTTTGTTACTTATACTGCGAAGGAAAATGGAGTAATAATTTGTTTAATTTCTGGCATTTGGAGCTCTAATAATGATCTGATTCATATTTGCACAGAATCGGAACTACTTCAAATCGAACTGGGATCCACGGCGACTTCCTACGAACCCTACAAGCCCGCCCAGAAGCTCATCATCCCCACTCCCGGCGGTCTGCCTGGAATCCCGGTAACATCCGACGGAAACTACACCGATGCAGACGGTCAGCAGTGGGTTTGCGATGAGATTGACCTTGAGAAGGGCGAGAGGGTGCAGTGGATTGGCAAAATTGTTGTGGATGGGAAAAAGGTGAAGTTTGTTGCTAGTTCAAATTCTGTTTATTGGAATCTGCCACGCGGAACATCACCGGGAATCATCGATGGAGGTACATGTATATCGAGGTATTTTGCGGAGAGGGCATTTGATGGAAATAAAAAATATGGTTTCGCTTGGACATCATCGGAAAGAATGAAACCGTATTTTGACACATCAGAGGAATTAAACGCTTTCTGCGTGCAGAAAAATTCCGAAGGAAATCCGCTTACAATCTACTATTGCATAGGAACTCCAATCCGCACCCCGCTCCCGCCAGAAACAATTGCCGCTTATAAAGCTCTGCGCACCTACAGCCCCACCACGACTGTTATCAACGATGCTGGCGCGGGGATGAGCGTGGGATACGCAAAGATGAAATAAGGGTACGCCATAAAATGCGGGAGGTGGTAGAATGGAACTGGATACGAAAGTTGGGGACGTGGAGATTAAGCTCGATACGTCCCGCATAGACGATAATCTGCTGGAAGCCCAGAAGCTTTTGAATATGCAGGTAGTGGCGGACAGCGCCCCCTTCGTTCCATTCCGGCAGGGTGCACTAAGAAACAGTGTAAGATATCCAGACGGGGTATACGGCGGCATCGTTGAGTATGACACGCCATACGCACATTATTTGTACAAGGGCGTTGTGTACGGTCCGAATATCCCACTTAAAGATGCAGAGGGAAATATCATAGGGTGGACATCCCCTCCCAGCAAAAGCCCGACGCAGAGACGGATTAAATATCACGAGCCGGGAACAACGGCTGGATGGTTTGAAGAAGCCAAAAGGCGGCATAAGGACGACTGGCTGGATCTTGTGAGAAAAACGGCGGGGAAAGAGTGATGCTAAGACCAGAGTATTTTGAAGGGAAAAGTGACCGGATATTAGAAATCTACGAACGGCTGGAAAGCTTTATCCTGCGGGATATCGCCAGAAGGATTTTAAAATCCGGGAAAATCACAGCCACGGCGGACAGGTTGCTGTACAGGCTGGAGCAGTTGGGGGAAAGCCGGGATGAGATACAGCGGCGTATCATGGAACTGACAGACCTGAGCGAAAAAGAACTGCGGAAGCTCCTGCGTGGTGCCGTGCTGACATCGTGGGAAGATGATGCGGTTACACTGTCAGAAATGGGTATCGCGGCGCAGTCTCCGCTTGAAAATGCACGATATATGGCTGTTATTGAAGCAGAGTACATAAAAAGCCGGGCGGAGTTGAAGAACCTCACAAGGACGACGCTGGAACAAAGCCAAAAAGACCTTGTGTCGCTGCTCGACGAAGCCGATGTAAGGGTAGCAAGCGGAGTGCAAAGCTATCCCGCAGCCATAGCGGATGTGCTGGATGCGTATGCGGGACGCGGCGTTATGGTGGATTACCCGACAGGGACGCGAAGGACGCTGGAATCTGCGGTACGATGCTGTGTAGTGACGTCAATGAACCAGACAGCGGCGCAGCTGACAAACAGGTATATCGTGGACAGCGGAACAGAGTATGTGTTAACCTCGGCGCACCTCGGGGCAAGAGTAAGGCGCGACGGGCAGCCCTTGCTTGCAGGTCATGACGAATGGCAGGGCCGTGTATTTAAAATTGACGGAAGCGAGCCTGGATATCCGAACCTGCTGGAATCGACGGGGTATGATATTGATCTAACCACGGGAGAAGGCAGGGTTGTGGATATGAGAGGGATGCATGGCTATAACTGTCGTCACGGGCATATGCTGTTTGACAAGCGGATGAAGAATCCGTGGAGGGACGCAGAAGGAAATCTGCTGGATGGAAGCGGAAATAAAATTACCGATGCTGAGAATCTAAAACGGTATGAGGACAGCCAGAAGCAGCGAGCTATGGAGCGCGGAATCCGAAAGACGAAACGACAGTTGATAGTAAAACAGGAAGAGCTTGCATGGGCGTCCGGCGCGGAACGGGAAAAGCTCCAGCAGGAATATGATAAGCTGGCTTACCGATTGCAGGGACAGAACAGGGCTTATAACCAGTATTGCGAAGAACATGGATTACAGCCGCAGTATGATCGGAATGCATCAGCGGGATTTGGATACCCGCAGCAAAAGGCAGCAAATAAAGGGGCAAAAAGATATGCGGAGAACGAACCGATTTGAATATTACAATCCAAACCCCTCGAAATGGCAAAGAGTAGGGGATTGCACTGTGCGCGCATTGTGCAAGGCTTTAGGGCAAGATTGGGATACAGTTTATGTTGGGTTATCCGTGTATGGGTTTTCGTTGTCTGACATGCCAAGTGCTAATAGAGTCTGGGGTGCGTATCTGCGTGAGAATGGCTTCCGCCGGTATATCGTAGACGACCACGGACAGCATGTTTACACGGTAGATGATTTTTGCCGAGACCATCCAACGGGGACGTATGTGCTCGGGATAGACGGGCATGTTGTGTGCGTCAAGGATGGGCATTACTGGGACACATGGGACAGCGGACAGGAGATCCCGATATACTACTGGGAGCGATAGATAGGCGCTATGGAAACGATACAGGCTATACATCTTAATCTGGCACAGACACAATAACACAATAAGGGGAGTAATTTTGAAGGTATGTGATTTTACAGTATTTGAGTTGGATTTTTTCCGCGAATACTGCAATTTTACACCTGATGAACGGCAGCTTTTTGAATTACGGACGCAGAATATCCCGCTGGAAAGATGTGCGGAGATGATGAACGTGAGCGTGTCCACTGTGAAAAGAATGAGCCAGCGAATAAACAAAAAGATAATACGGGTATGCTGATTTGATACTTTTGTAAGCCTTTGATGAACTGTCAGAGGCTTATTTTTTATACCATAATTTAGCTATAGAAAGTTATTGAATTAGTCATAGGAGGCGCAGGCATGGCATTACCATATCAAGGGTATGGCTATAATCCGTATCAGTATGGACAAGTAAATCCGCTACAGCCGCAGATGGACAGGCTGGCGCAGATGCAGGCTCAGTATCAGCAGCCACAGCAGGTAAATCAGGGGATCCTGTGGGTGCAGGGCGAGGCTGGAGCTAAATCTTATCTTGTCGCTCCAAATACAAGCGTCCTTTTGATGGACTCCGAAAACTCTAATTTTTATATAAAGACTACCGATGCCGCCGGGATGCCGACGCTCCGCACCTTTGCTTACAAAGAGGTCACGGTGGGCGCGAAAGAGCCACAGAAACAGGAGGAAGTGAACTTAGACGATAAATACGTTACTCGGAAAGAATACGACGATTTGAGAAGCAAATATGAAGAATTATATAGTTATCTCGAAACGGCAACAAAGCCGGAAGGAGGCAGACATGGCGAATCCCTTGTTTGAGGCCCTGAATGGTAATAGAATGGCCGGAATGCTGGAACAGTTCCAGCAATTCCGAAAAGAGATGGAGGGCAGAAATCCGAATGAAGAGATTAACAGGCTGTTGCAGTCTGGCAAAATAAACCAGCAACAGTTAAATCAAGCCCAGCAGATGGCGCAGCAGATGCAGGGTATGTTTAAAGGCTTTTTTAAATAGTACACAACCGGGTGCACACGGTTTTGTAAATACATTATCGAAGGAGATAATTACTATGACAGACGGTTTAACCGCTTCTGATGTTGCCGTATTAACCGGCGGCACAGGAAAAAATGACGGCTTCGGCGGAGATTGGGGTGCATGGATTATCCTTTTCCTGATTTTCGGTATGTTTGGCTGGGGCGGCTTCGGCGGCTGGGGCGGAAATGGTGGAGGAGCAAATTCTCCTGCATTTCAGGGTTATGCAACCCGTGCCGATATCGACGCAGCGCTGTCCACGCAGGGAATCGAAAACGGGATCCAGAACCTTTCCGGCCAGCTTTGCAACGGCCTTGCTGGCGTAAACGCCAACCTGTCAAATCTGGGTTATCAGATGCAGCAATGCTGCTGCGATACCCGTGAGGCTATTGCTGGCGTAAACTACAACATGGCAGCCCAGACAAACATCCTACAGAATACCGTAAACAACGGATTCCGCGATGTAATTGACGCGCAGAACGCCGGAACACAGCGTATCATCGACCTGTTTACACAGGATAAGATCCAGTCTCTACAGACAGAGTTACAGTCCGCACAGCTCCAGCTGTCTAACAACGCACAGACAAACAGCATCTTAAATGCCTTGAGACCTACACCCGTTCCGTCTTATCCGGTAATGTCCCCGTACACGTCCATCGTCAACCCGACAGGCTTTAGCTTTGGCGCCGGATGTGGCTACGGAGGCAACACGGGATGCGGATGTTAAAACTTCAGACGGAGTATCTTCGTGGCATTTTGCCATGATGTTCGGCTGATGCCGTTATTCACAAAAAGGGGCAGGCTGAGAACGTCTGCCCCTTTTGAAATGAAGGGAGAATAAAATGATTGAGTTAGTAAACACAACGCCGGTCACGGTCCCCGTAGGGCAGTCTATCCCGTTTTCGGCAGTGGCAACAAAGGGCGGATGTGCAGAAAGACACAGGGCTGGAAGCGCGCAGATAACGCTTGTAAAGCCCGGTAGATATCTGATCACATTTTCCGGAAACGTCGCAGTACCGACTGGGGAAACGGTAGGAGAAGTGGCGCTGGGAATTGCCAGAGATGGGGAAATCCTCGGCGGCACGGTGATGCGTGCCACCCCTGCGGCAGTAGAGCAGTATTTTAACGCATCGTCCCAGACATACGTCGATGTGTTCTGTGGATGCTGTGAAAACGTTTCCATCAAAAACGCAGGGACAATTCCTGTGTTAGTAGACAATCCGAACATAACAGCTGTTCGGGTTTGCGGTTAAGGAGGGCAGACCATGAGTTACAAATTGATGCAGAATATCCGGGAAGAGCTGGATAAAATCGCGGAAAAAGGTCTGAACACAGGCAATCTTGAGACCGCATACAAATTGATAGACATGTTGAAAGACATGGAAAATGTGGAATACTGGAAGTGCAAAGAGGGCTATTATAACGCCGTTCTCGACGAAATGGAAGGCGGATATAGCCAGGCAGGAGACCACAGCGAGAGGCGGAAACGCGACAGCCGTGGGAGATACAGCAGGGATGATGGAATGAGCATGACGGCCTATGACGATGGATCATCCTATGCGCGACGTGGGGAGCACTATGTAAAGGGGCACTATAGCCGTGGAAACGGAAACAATGACCCTTATGATGATTACATGGAAAACAAGCAGTCTTATCGCAACGGCAAGTCTGAGGATTGCAAGCGGCGTATGCTGGCCGCTCTGGAAGAGCATATGGATGCACTGACGGAAGAGCTGGGAGATCTGTCAAAAGATGCAGACTGCCGAGAAGAGAGGGAGACCATTTCGCGGTATATCGAAAAATTACGAAAGATGATGTGAGTAAAGGCGGCGAGGAAACTTGCCGCTTTTGCTTTAAACATGGGTACGCCATAGTTTTTTTTGTTTGGTAAAATGTATTAAAGGCTATGGAAAGGAATGATCATTATGGAGATCAAAAGGGTATACTGTCCTGTCTGTAATAATAAAACGCGGTCAGCATTCCGCAAGGATACGACAGCGCATAATCTTCCGGTGTTTTGCCCGAAATGTAAAACGACCAGCCTCGTGAATATTGAAAACGGAAAGGCAGAGCCTATCGTCCGTTAAGTGCCAGACGCCAGACGCAGAGCCAGTGATTTGTAAGGATTTCTTACAGATTGCTGGCTCTTTTTTGTATTTGTATTTCCTCCTTTACAGCACACAGCCTTGCGGGAAGGTTGAAAATGCGGTTCGACTCCGTCTGTGTGCAATCCTGTAAATCGTAATTGCAGGAAAATCCATCCCATCTTTCTTTGTTTTTGCCACCGTGCATGGAAGCAGCCGGGTTCAAGCCCCGGCGCACGGTATAGGTGCATTGTTTAGACAGCGCCGATCATTACGCTTTTCGCCCGGTTCGCTACCCCGGGCGCTTTGTGGGATAGCTCAGGAGGTAGAGCAGCGGCCTTATAAGCCGTGTGTCATGGGTTCAATTCCCCTTCCCACAACTACCCCGCCCGTGGTTTATCGGGCTTAATCCATACCGCTGACGGGCGGTTAATCAATCACGTTTAGGAGGATAAAGATGCAGAATATTGAAGCAATTTTGACAGAACTGGGAATTGAGGTCTCGGCGGACAAAAAGGAAAGCCTTACGAAAAAGGTGGCGGAAAATTACGTCACGAAAGCTGAACATGAAAAGAAGCTGGGAAAGGCTGAGACTGACCGGGACACGTGGAAAGAAAAAGCTGAGACGGCAGAAAGCACCCTGAAAGGCTTCGAGGGCGTTGACCTTGAAACAATGCAGAAGGATTTGGCTGATTGGAAGAAAAAGGCCGAGGATGCCGAGAAAAACGCACAGGCGCAGCTGTATGAGAGAGATTTCACGGACGCTCTGAAAACGGAGTTTGAAGGAATTAAATTCTCGAGCGAAGCGGCAAAGCGCGCAATTATGGCAGAAGTCAAGGAGGCCGGATTAAAACTGAAAGACGGGAAAATCCTCGGACTGAATGACCTCCTAACCCAGATGAAGGAAAAGGACGCTTCGGCATTTGTTGACGATGAGCAGCAGAAAGCACAGCAGAATCAGGCACGCTTTACACAGCCGACAAACAAGCAGGGGCAGGGCGACGCGCTGACGAAAGACCAGATTATGAGCATCAAGGATGCTTCTGAGCGTCAGGCTGCAATTGCTGCGAACATGAGTTTATTTAATTAAAGCAGGAGGGCAATTATGGCGGCAAAGGCCAATATAATCGGAACAACAGATATACAGGTAACAGCCAGAGAGCTGGACTTTGTTACGCGTTTTGAACGCAACTGGCAGCATCTGCGGGAAATCTTGGGGATTATGCGCCCCATCAAGAAGCAGCCCGGCGCAGTGCTGAAAAGTAAATACGCGGAGGGGACGCTCGAGGATGGTGCAGTAGGCGAAGGCGAGGATATCCCGTATAGCAAATTTACCGTAAAGGAAAAGAAGTATCAGGAAATGACCATCGAGAAGTACGCGAAGGCCGTTTCGATTGAAGCAATCAAAGACCACGGTTATGACAACGCTGTCCAGATGACTGACGACGAGTTCCTCTATCAGCTTCAGGCGGGCGTGACAAAGAAGTTTTACGACTATCTGAAAACCGGAACGCTCACGTCCGAGGAAACAACCTTCCAGATGGCGCTTGCGATGGCAAAGGGCAAGGTTGAGAACAAGTTTAAGCAGATGCACCGGAACATCACCGGGGTTGTCGGCTTTGTGAACATCCTTGATGTGTACAAGTATCTCGGAGCAGCGAACATCACCATCCAGAATCAGTTCGGCTTCCAGTACCTGAAGGATTTTATGGGGTTCAATACAATTTTCCTCCTTTCTGACAGCGAGATCCCGGCTGATACGGTAATCGCTACACCGGTGGAAAACATCGTTATGTATTACATCGACCCCAACGACAGCGATTTTGCAAAAGCCGGCCTTGTGTACACCACCAGTGGCGAGACCAATCTGATCGGTTTCCACACACAGGGCAACTACAACACCGCCGTGTCGGAGGCGTTTGCGATCACCGGCCTTGTGCTGTTCGCGGAATACCTGGATGGCATTGCGAAGATTACCGTAAACGCGGGGGGTTGATGGCCGCCAGTACACCCCTAAATACTGACGGCGAACCGCTTTCGGGGGAAACAAGACGGAAGAGTAAGAGATAAGGAGGCTGACGAGATGGCATACACCACATTTACATTTTATGAACAGACCTATCACGGGAATGTCATCCCGTCGGATGAATTTGACCGTATCGCAGACCGTGCCAGTGACTTTTTGGGCACAATAACCTTTGACCGATTGGCTGACGGCTTACCGTCTGATGAAAGGGCGGCGACAAAGGTACAGAAGGCCGTGTGCGCGGTCTGTGACAAATTATATCAACTGGAGCTGGCAGAGAAGAAAGCGCTGTATTCCGCTGGGGGGACATCTTCCGGCGGGGCTGGCGGTGTTACTTCGGGAGTAATTACTTCCAAGTCTGCCGGTTCTGAATCAGTTTCCTACGCCTCCCCGTCTGAAATGGCAAACGGCGCAAAGGCATGGAGCGCGGTCTACCAGGCGGCCGGGGATGCACAGGAGACGAACAAGCTTCTGGCAGATGCGGCAATGCTTTATCTGGCAGGAGTGAAAAATGATGATGGCGTACCGTTGTTGTACGCAGGAATAAGGTAGAAATGGGTAACAATAAATTTTTAGCTTTATGCAAAAAGATTGTGGTTAAACAGGAGGATTAACTCATGGACATTACGACATTAGGAACTTGTGTGGCCATCGTGGCTATCTGCTATGTTATCGGTCTGGGCTGTAAGGCGGCGCAGAAAATCCCGGATGAGTGGATTCCGGTCATTATGGCGGTATGCGGCGGCCTTCTGGGTGCGCTGGGAATGAACATCATGCCGGACTTCCCGGCGACGGACTATATCAATGCTGCGGCGGTGGGCATGGTGTCCGGGCTGGCGGCCACAGGAGTAAACCAGGTATACAAGCAGGCAAAGAAAGCGTGATTTTATGGGCGGACGCGGTGCAGCAGGCGGTCTGGTTTCGGGAACAAAACTTGAATATGGCGGAAGAAGTATGAGCATATTCAAATTCTTAAATCAAGACGATATTAGACGGGCAAATGATGCTTCTATTACGGACATGGGAGACATTATAAAAAGAATGTTTTTAAGCAATTCTAAGGAAATAAACAATTTTGAACTGTCTAGTCAAGAAAAAAAAGACGCTATTGACGAAATGGCAAAGCTTTCAACCGCAGCATTAAAAGCTTCCGCGGCTGCTGTAAATCCATATGTAAGCGGCCCTGCGAGGCTTACACAAGGACAAAGAAGCGGAAGTTTAGCGGGCAAAGCTGCAGATGCAAGAGGCTCTATAGATTCCTATATGAAAGAATTGCGAAACAAATCCGATAAGAATGTAAAGGCGAGAAAAGAGCGGGAGCTTGCATCGGCTCTAACATCAGCCGCCAATTCTGGAAAATTGGAAATTATAGTTGACGGAAAACGGTATTATAGGAAATCAAAACGTGGAAAGTATTGGTATTCATAATGAATTATAGAAACTGCCGTAATTATGAAAATCTGGAGCGCCGGCTATTTGACGGCGTGGGTGAATATGGCATACCGCAGATAGAGCCAGTAGCCTATGAGGGCGGTTGTGACTGGATCGGATTCAATTATGCAAAGAGTACCAAGGATTGCGAGGGAAAAGGCGTTCATTTCTTTTTGGATGATTACCAGTTTTGCCGCCTGTGGTCAAACATAGACCGGTATATCCCGATGCTTCAAAGATTCCGCTATGTAATGTCTCCGGATTTCTCTACCTATACAGATTTTCCTAAGGTCATGCAGATATACAACCACTACCGCAAACACTGGTGTGCGGCGTATATGCAGGAGGCAGGAATACAAGTTATCCCAACCATCTCATGGAGTACACCGGATTCTTATGACTGGTGTTTCGATGGGGAGCCAGAGGGTGGAACGGTGGCGGTATCTTCTGTTGGCTGCATGAACAGCAAGGAAAAAAAGGCGCTGTTTTTGGCAGGGTATGAAGAAATGGTGAGGCGGTTGCAGCCGGAGACGATCATCTTTTACGGTTCTGTGCCAGAGGAATGCATGGGAAATATCGTGAGAATCCGGGCGTTTACGGATAAATTTAACGAAGCTCTTTGTGAAATGAGGGATACCGATGAATGATGCGATAGTGACAATATTCAATTTTTACGAATCCAGCACCGCCGCCATCTGGTATCCTCATGTGCTTTCCGGCGTGCATCTGGAGACTGACCGGGGGCAGATTATGAAGCTGTACGGTCCAGACAGTACAGATAACGCACAGTTACATATCCCGTTCGGGGTCAAGAACGGGAGAAAAATTATTGTTGATACCGTCGGAAAAGAATTGCCGTGGCTTCCGCCGAAGGAATGGAACAGACAGGTCAACGATTTGTTGCCCGACAGCATTACATTTAATCCGTCTACAGATTTTTTTATGGTAGGAGCATGGGACGGGGACAGTCCTGTGAACGATGCAGATTATACGGACAGGCGATATGAAGGGTTTTACGCGTTTATGAATACCGAAAAGGATTTTGTTTATCTTATATCGTCAGTGGGCGGACCATATGCGATAATTCCGCATTTTGAAATCTTAGGGAAGTAGGTGGAGGAAAATGGCTGAACCTATCGGGAATGATGCTACCGGCTATGATGTTTTGACGGCGGCAATGAAGTCGCTGCTTAACCAGTTTCCGGGGCTGTATCCGGATGAAGTAATTAAATTCGAAGAGCTCGGGTCTGAGGATGGCATTGCGTTTTCCAATGATTCCGGGGCGCTGGTGTATACAGAAAAAGAAGATATACTCGGGCGGATATATCAGGAATGCCGGTATCCCTGCTTTGTAGTATACCGTTCGACCACGGGAGCAAGAGAACGGCAGAAAATTACTATCCTGGAATTTCTCGACACGCTGGGGCGCTGGCTTTGCCGCGAGCCCTCCGGGATTGAAGGGAAAGAGTACGAAAAAGCGATATACCCAGATCTGACCGCAGGGCGGAAAATTGAGCGGGTAACACGCGGGAACGCATACGGGACACAGCCGCAGGAGAATGGCGTGCAGGACTGGGTTCTACCGGTTACGGTTTTTTATAAAAATGTTATCGAACCCGAATTTTAAGAAAGGAATAAAACGATGAAAAGACATTTGTTGAGACATTTTGTCGATGTAAAAATGGACACGAGCTCTGAGGGGACAGCGGCAGACTACCGGCTTCTGGGAACGGGTATTACCTCTTTAACAGAGGAAATGAACCCCGAGACGGAGACGGTGCAGTACATCAATCAGGAAAACGGATCTACTGACCTTAAATCCTATACGCCGTCCATCGAAATTGAAAGGCAGAACGTAGACGAAGAGGATCAGGATCTTACGGACTGGTTTAACAAGATGATAGACACGCTGCCCGTCGGAGCTGATGCCATAACATCCTATGTCCGCGTGAGAGTTTCCGGCGCTGGACCTGAATATCCGGCAGTCCGCCGTCGCTGCGTTGTGAGTGTAGGTGGCACAGGTGGCGATGCAGGGTCAAACGTGACAGATACACTGACTCTGGGCGGCAGAGGTGATGGAGAAGCAGGAACGTTTAACGTATCCACAAGAAAATTCACGGCGACGCCCGCGTCTGACAGGGCTTTAACGGAGTAAGGAGGACAAGATGGGAGCAGCAAGTTTACGAGTAGACAGTGGCGTCAAACGCATTGAGGTCAACGACAACGGCGATTATATTGCGGTCAACATCTCTGACAACAGTTTTTTTAAGCGTTTTGACGATTTTGTGGCATGGCTGAATGCAAAAAACGAGGAAGCCGATAGGATTGCTAATGATTCTTCCGGTGATTTCACGGAACGCTTCGGAGCGTATGACGCTTTATGCAAAGAGGCCTGCGCTGAGTTGGATTCTCTGTTTGGGAGCGGGTGTTGCAAAAAGGTGTTCCCTGACGTGGAATCCCCGGGAATGGAGCTTATCGCGGACTTTTTAGACCAGATCATACCGATTCTTCAGGGCTTCGCCACTGAACGAAATCAGAAAATCACAAGCAAATACAGCCCGAACAGGAAAGGGGCGCGAAGCAATTAAATGTGGAATGTGCTGCTTGATAAATTCCCAACAGAATATGAGGGTTTCCGCATAGACGAAGCCTTCCAGACAGGGATCCAGATTTCACAGGCTTTGCAAGATCCGGACCTGTCAGACGATGAAAGGTTGGCTGTAGCGCTTGGGCTGCTGTATCCGTCAGAGGATGGGGACGGCAGCCCTTCTTCTTTACCCGATTTAAAAACTGCCGTGGATGGCCTTAGGTGGTTTCTGAGCGGGTGGTATACCGACAACCGCCCGAAGGATGAGGACAAAGTTCCGGTAACAGATTTTGACATAGACCAGTGGCGCATCTATTCAGCATTTCTGGAGAAGTACGGAATCGACCTGAACCGGTCTGACATGCACTACTGGGCGTTCATGGGACTGCTGTCCACGCTCGGTGAATGCGCATACACGAACGTCATAGCCATCCGGCAGCAGAAAATAGACCCTAAGATGGACACGCGTGCAAAACAGGCATTGCAGGAGCAGAAACAAATATTTGCAATAGAGCGGGAAGAGGAACTGACAGAAGAGGAACAGGAAGACGTTGACGCTTTTATGAAATGGATCAAGGTAGGAGGCTGATATGCCGAAATATGACGGTTCGATACGGATAAACACAAAAATTGAAACAAAAGATTTAAACAGCCAGATGATGCGCGTGTCTAATGCCATAAAAAAAGACAGCGCGGCTTTAGATTCTCTCAATCGCAAAATGGAAGAATTTTCGCAAAAGAAAATCCCGACAGAAAAATTTGCAGAATTACAAAGAGAGTTAGAAAAGGCAGAATCCGAGTATTCAAAATTGCAGGCCCGTATGTCACAAAAGGGGGCGGCAACGTCTGAGTATAAATCTTTACAGAAAGACCTCGTTGCGGCGCAAGGAGAGCTGTCTAAGCTTGTAGCACGTCAGACAGACTGGGAAAACATGGGGGTACCTCAAACCGGCGGCGCATGGGACGTACTAAATGAACAGGTTGCAGCCGCATCCGACCGTGTAGATGATCTGAAAGAAAAGCTCCAGCAAATGGAGAACAGCGGAAAGGCGTATACCCCGAAGGTGGACAAGGCCCAACTGGATGAAGCAGCTCAAAAAGTAGATGAAATCAAGGCAAAAATAAACGCGGAGAAAGCATCCGGCGCTGCGTTTGTATCCCCGAAAGACACGGAAGAGTTTCAAAAAATGTCTGCAAAAGCGTCTCAGCTTGCCGGAAACATAGATGTTTCAAAGCGCAGGATGGCAGAACTTAACGCGAAGCAGAAGCCCATCAAAAAAGAATTTGACCGGATGAAGAATTCTGCCGATAAAGCATTTAAAACAGCCTCGTCCGGCGCGAAAAAAATCGCGGGGCTGTTCAGCGCCCTTGCGTCAAGGCTAAAAGGAATCGCATTCTCATCAAAGAAAAGTGCAGGGATGTTCAGCACATTTGCGTCAAGGCTGAAAGGTATCGCGTTATCGCTTTTGGTATTTAACTGGATAACAAAAGCATTTAATGCGATGGTGTCCGGAATGCAAAAGGGATTCTCAAACCTTGCAAAATATTCTGAGCCGTTGGCAAATTCATTTCAGACGCTAAAAAATTCCCTGGTTACGCTTGGAAATGCGCTTGCAGCTGCCTTTGCACCGATTGTCCAGATAGCAATTCCGTATCTAAATGCGCTTATAAACGGGATAACGCGGGCGATAACATACGTGGCGCAGCTTATTGCCATCCTCGGCGGGAAAAGCACATTCATCCGAGCGAAAAAGATACAGGATTCCTATAACGATTCCCTGAATGGAACAGCAGAGGCGGCAAAAAAGGCGGCCGGAGCTTTGGCAAAATTTGATGACCTGGATGTGCTGCAAAAGCAGGACAATTCCGGCGGCGGTGGAGGTGCGGGTGCTGATGGAGGATTTGAAGAAGTACCAATAGATAATAAATGGTTGAAAATAGCCGATTGGTTAAAAGAAATGTGGGAAAACAGTGACTTCTATGAGCTTGGTAAGTTCTTGGGGGAAAAGCTGAAAGAAGCTCTGGATAATATCCCGTGGGATGATATCAAAGAATCTGCTCGGAGAATTGCTCACAGTATAGCAACCTTTATCAACGGATTTATTGAGGTTGAAGGTCTTGGATACTCGATTGGTACAACGCTTGCACAGGCTATCAACACCGCATTTGAGTTCTTGAATGAATTTGTGCATACAATTCACTGGGATTCGATAGGTGCTTTTATTGCAGATACCTTGAATGGTTTTTTTGAAAGCATTGATTGGGATGTTATTTATGACACCTTTGTGACAGGAGCTAAAGGGCTGGCAGATGCGATCAATTCGTTTACAGATTGGTTTAACTGGGACAATGTTTCAAATACAATATCTAATTTAGTCAATACGTTTGTCGATACCGTGTACACATTTTTTTCAACCGCAGACTGGGAGGCTATTGGGGCCAATATAGGTCAACAGATTTCCAAAACTGTAAAAAATATTGACTGGAAAGCGGCAGGCGAGGCGTTTTCAAAAGTAGCTACATCTATTCTCGAAATGATAAAGGCGGGATTGGAAGAAATCGAATGGGATGAAGTTGGTATTGCAATCCGCGACTTTTTGGTAGGAATTGATTGGGCAACGCTTTTGAAGGATGTGGGCGACATCATTTCAGAGACACTGAACGGCTTGATTCATACAGCATATGCAGCTCTTGGCGGAAATGATGAAGAGTTTACAAAATGGCAGGAAAACAATCGAAAAGCTCGTGATGAAGCTGGAAAGACTTATGAGGAATTAGGGACAAAGGCAGAAGAATACTTGACCCGTCAGAGGAAAATAACAGATCCGTCAACATGGGATATTACTATAGTAGCTAGAAAAATGGCTCAAATTGCATCTGAAGCATTTGACGGTATGATGGAATCCCTTTCTAATTTCTGTGAAGCTGCTGGCACATTCTTGGGCGAAAAATTTACAGAAATCACAGAAAATGCCTCGTTAAAGTGGAGCGAGTTTAAGATATGGTGGGATGAGTTTTGGACAGAAATTTTGGAAAATATATTGCCGGTGTGGGAAAATATCAAATTATTTTTCGCGGAAACCTGGGAATCCATCAAAGAGACTGCAGGGGTAATTTGGACACCGATCAAAGAATTTTTCCTTGAAATCTGGGGAGAAATCCGTGATAAAGCGGTGGAGATTTGGGAAAAAGTAAGAAGCACATTTGAAGAAAAGATGAACAAAGTCAAGGAAAAATCGACGGAGATTATCAAGAAATTTGATGACTTCAAAACGAGTGTAAAAACAGTTTTTGAAGCTGTGAAATCCAAAGTCGAAGAAACTATCAAGCCGGTTATTGATTTGATTCAGAATTTTACAGATAAAATTCGTGCTGCAATCTCGGCGGTTAAAGACTTTTTTGCAAGTGGATTTGAAAAAGTGGGGGAGATATTCGGCGGAATATTTACTGGTGGAGGATCATCGCATAAGCGAACAATGTCCACGCAGCCGTATGCCATAAGCGAAAGCTTTGCATCTCGTACCCTGCGAGATATCCCGGCGCTTGCATCTGGCTCGGTAATCCGTGGCGGCAACCCGTTCCTGGCGATTCTGGGCGACCAGCGGGCAGGGCAGACCAACATCGAAGCGCCGATAGGCACAATCAAACAAGCTGTATCGGAGGTAATGGCAGAGAGCGGCGGCGGATTTAGAACGGTGAAAATTGTCTTGCAGGTAAACGGGGTAGATCTGGCGCAAGCTACACTGCAGGATTTCTTATCGGAAGCAAGCAGGCAAGGATATGATCTGGAGGTGATCGGAGGATGATTTTTACACGCGGCATATACATAGATGGGGAGTATTTTAACATCCCCATCGTGTCCATAAAAAGAAACGCGGATTTCCTCGACAAATTCGCCGAAAGAGTTGAAACGGGAGATCTCCAGCGTGAATTGATAGGCGTGTATTTTAACTACACAATGTCGGTCGGGAAGAGCAGCTCGTTCCCGGATGGCGTATATAAACGTTTCTGGGATAAGGTCACAGAGCCCGTACCATTCCATGTTATTTCGCTGCCGTCAGATCCTGGTTATTACGAATACACAGCTTATATATCCAGCGTCTCTGATGAATACGAGAAGATAACACAGGATAGCGCTGATTATAAAGGGTTTACCTGCAAGTTTACGGCGAAAGAACCGGCAAGGAGACCATGATGAAAACAGAATTTTATGTCGAATACAATCTGTATGACACGACTGCTCTGCCTGATGCAAAAGAAAGCACAGAGAGCAATGCTGCTTTTGGGGATATGGGGCTGTTTAAGTCAAAAGGCAGCCCACCAAAATACGCTACACTGGAACATAATTTTTTCGTGTTGGATGGGAGTCTTAGCGAAATGCCAGACACGCCGACGGACATCCCATTTTTTTCGGATGTGCAAGCGGGCGCAGATGGAATTTTCACAAAACAGCCTGTAATCAGAATAGATTTTACCGAAAATCATACCTCTATCGGGCTGACTTTTCATTTTTCGGAAACATTCCCGCTGGAGATGGAAGTGACATGGTACGACCTCGGCGGTACATATAAATCGCAAAAACGTTTCTTCCCGGACAAACTGAATTATTTTGCCGAAAACCAGGTGGAGGAATACGGACGAATTGAGATCCGATTTGTACGTGCCCTACCGTGGCACAATGTAAAGTTAAACTATCTCGAGTATGGCACAACGTTTATCTGGGGGCCGGATGTTATAAAAAGCGCGAAGCTTGTAAATGACACAGACCCTATCAGTAATCAGGTCAAGACGGACAAGCTTACGTTTGACTTTGTTGACCCTGATGATGATTTTAATATTGGCAAAATCGACGGGTTGCACAAAACATTGCAGAAAAAGCAGAGAATGTTACCCTATGAAATCGTTGACGGCGTGAAGATGCCGCTGGGCGTGTTTTTCATGGAATCTAACAGTACCGCAAAAAACGTCACACAAATATCGGCGATTGACTACAAAGGGATGCTTGCTAATGTGGATTTTAAAGACGGGCGGATATACGACGGAGAAACGGCGGGAAGTGTGATCGAAGAGATTATGACAGCGGCAGGGATTGAAGATTATACGGTTGAGGAAGAGGTGGCGCAAACGCCGCTGTATGGCACGCTTAAAATCCAGACCTGTCAAAAAGCTCTGCGTGAGGTATTGTTCGCTTGCGCTGCGATTATGAACACATCCCGCCGGTCTGGAATCGAAATACGAAAATCGACCAGAAAAATATCGACAACGATTCCGCGCAGCCGGAAATTTTCCACGACGTTAAAGGCAGATCCTTATGTGTCAGACGTAAGCGTAAAATATAAAACGTGGGTGTTGGACGCGGCGGAAAGCGAGATTACGAAAGGCACATACGATCCTGGGATACATACAATTCAGCTCACAAGCCCGGCAGCGAACATGAGCGCATCTGCGGGGAGGATTGTCAAACAAATGCCGTACTATGTTGTGCTGGAAATCGCGGGAAACGCACGTGCAGAGGTCACGATCACGGGGCACAAATATGTTGGTACAGAGCTGGCTACACTGTCCAGAATCGAGCATATAAAGTCAGGTGAAGTGCGGAACACGAAAACATTTTCCGGAACGCTTTTAAATTACGAAAGCGCACAGAAGGTTGCAGACAATATCCTGGATTATTACCAACTCCAGCAGATCATCCAGACACGCCATTTGTCCGCAGAGGAAAAAGCGGGGGACTGGGCGGAGGTTGAAAATACCTTGAAAATGCACGGAAATTTTGTTGCCTGTATAGAATCACTTAGTGTTGACCTTACAGGTGGATTTGTGGGTACGGCAAAATGTCGTGGATATTATAAAATAACATCAGAAGAGTATTATTCCGGCGAGCTGTATGCTGATGAGGAGGTAGGGATTTTCTGATGGAATGGGTGTATGACCGAACGCAGGCGGACGTTGAACGGGTAAAGGTTTTGAATGATAAATACGCTGCAGGGACAATCTCCGAAGAAGAAAAAATGGAATGGGCTGCCGGAATGAAGGGAGCGTTGAATGTAGCGGATTTGAACCGGATCGAAAGTAACATCCGTGAGATCGCTGAAACTTTGGCGGTAAGCGTGACGGTGAAGACATGGGGGGCGAATCAGATTCCGCGAGTAAGTGATTTTAAACGGATCTGCGACAACGTGCAGCGGATCCGTGAAGCGTGGAGTGCTTTGAAAGATACCCCTGCCACACCAGACCCGCCGCTGATTACTTATCAAAAATGGAACGCCATAGAACGGATCTTGCACGATGTCAAATATGTCTATGATCGAGTTGTGGGCAGTTATTATTATTGCGGCGATGAAATCTACGCCGGGGAAGGAATAGGAATTTTATAATGGCAGAAACATGGTTTACCCCGAAAGAATGGAAAGCCCGTCTTGTGGAATTTGCAGGACGGCGGCTGCTGAGAAATGTTGCAAACGGAGAAACTGTAACATATGACGTATCCCGTAGCGAGGGGCAGGTTTCGCAGGAGGGCGATGCGTTTAACACTAAAAATATGAACGACCTTGAACAGCGAATCTCGAACGGATTTGCGAATGCAAAGACAAATATTGATTCGCTAAATAGGGATTTGGGAGGGCTTGCCTTTGCACAGGACGCAGACGGTAACTGGGGATACAAAGCAGGAGGTGCGGATACAGTTATCCCTTTTAAGACGGAGCCGCTCGTATATGATTTTTCAGATGGCACATTCAATTTATCAGATTCCTCGAAGCCATATTATGTAAAAGACTACAAAAAGCTTACAAAACAGAATTTTCACGGGAGCTGTAGTTGGAGCGTTTATGCAAGTTTCCATCATACAGACACGGCGGATCATGAATATCGAAATTCTGGCGGAATCTCTTTTACATATTCATCCGATACAGGGGTATTAACTGTAAAAAGAAATCAAACGAACGGATTTATTACATTGGTATGTTAATCTTCGTAATACCAATACGTCACACCCTAATTTTTTTGTGACTGTATCAGCACCAGAGGTAGCCACATAGGTTATGTACACACCGTCCTTTCTGGCATCCATGCCTTTAATCGCGCCGCTGTCGTTGAGGGCATGCAAATCCCTACTTAGTTGAGTAAAAACAAAATGTATATTAAATAAAACCTAAAAATAGAAAAGAGGTAAAAATATGAAAAAAATCGTATTTAAATCTGGTAAAGAATTGGAGATTGATGGAATTACCCAAAGCGGGAAATCATTACAAATCTCTATAAAAAGCAGCGATGTGAAAAATATTATAGATATGTTTTCAGATGCTGCAAATACGGCTGTGATGCGATATTATATCGGGCTCGACTTAATATGCGGGTATGCAGGATTCAAAAGATTTGCGGGGATGGAATATACGCCTGACGTGATAGCATCCATCAATTACGAGCAGGAGGACGCAACCACAGAAAGCGGGTTTGTGGAATCCCATGTGGCTGTATGTACGGTGCATATGGAAAAAGCTGAAGAAGCAGGGCTGCCGGAGGGACTGACTGATAAAGTCGCAAAACTGGAAAACGATGTGTCCAGCATCACGTCCGGCATCAATGAGATCAACGGAATCTTGGAGGGCGAATGATATGTTTACAAAAAAAGCGAAAGATAATCTTCAGGCAATGTTAGGGCAGGCTAAATTCAGCGCTGCGAATAACACGGATGCACAGGCTTTGCGCGTCCCCTCTCTGTACCCCGAATGGGAAAAACTGGAAGAGGGTACGCATTTGGAAAAAGGGCAGCGCGTTAATTACAACAACGTGCTTTACAATGTCCTTAGTGCTCACGATAAACAGACACAGTGGACGCCGGAGGCGGCGCCTTCCCTGTTTGCAAAGGTACTCATCCCAGATCCTGGTGTTATCCCGGACTGGGAGCAGCCGTCTAGCACAAACGGATATAAAAAAGGCGATAAGGTAAAACACAATAGTAAGGTCTGGGAATCTCTGGTCGACAATAATGTATGGGAGCCGGGAGCCGTAGGAACGGATAGTGTATGGAAAGAAGCCAGCGAATGAGAAAGGCGTAGGAAATGCTTATTGAACTGATAGAAAAGGCGGAAAATGTTGGGTGGGGGACGATAGCGGTTGTGATCGCTGGTGTGTTTATGTTTATCCCGACTATCGTGGAAAGCTGGAATAAGGTCCTTGACGCACTGGGGTTGGTAAAGAAAAAGAATCTTTTCCGGAAACAGCGTGAAAAGGAGATCGCAGCAGTCTATTCACATATCGAGGAGCTGCAAAGTGGAGTCGTGTCAAAGCAAGAGGAGTACCACCAGCAATCTATTACGATCAGGGACAATCTTGCCAGAAGGCAGGACGATTTGTACGAAAAACAGATTGAATTGAAGCAGGATGTAAAGAATATAACTCGGATGCTGGAAGAGTACATCCAGAAGGACAACGAACGCACGATTGCTTCGCTACGTACAACTCTGTGGCGGCTACATAAGGAATTTACATCACAGAGATATGTGACGCCGGACGGATTAAAGACCTTCCGAGAGCTGGGGAATGTGTACGAAGCTGCCGGCGGGGATGACATTTATCACGAAAAGCTGCAGCCGGAGGTGTTAGCTCTAGACATCAAATATCCGGATGGAAGCATATACAAAATTAAGGAGGTATGACAATGAAAAAGATTGATTGGATGCGAAAACTGACAAGCAGAAAGCTTTGGATGAGCGTGGCATCATTTGTGACGCTGATGATTGTGGCTTGCGGAGGGACGGAAAATGAAGCCACACAGATCTCTGCGCTGATCATGGCTGGTGCTACGGTTATCGGCTATGTCATCGGCGAGGGTTTGACAGATGCGGCAGCTATTGAAGCAGACAAGGAAGGATAAGGTGATCCGATTATCTCCCGCGCAGGGTTAAGCGTGATTCTGGGGCGGCTTTGGTCGCCCTCATAAAATAATAAGGAGACCAGAATATGAAAAAACTTTTTATTTCACAGCCGATGAAAGGCAAAACAGATGAGGAAATTTTAAAAGAGAGGGAAAAAGCAATTGCCAGCGCAAAGAGAAATTTTGCAGAGAGCGAAGAAATAGAGGTTATTGATTCATTTTTCCAGAGCGCTCCTGCGGATGCGAGACCTCTGTGGTTTTTGGGAAAATCTTTGGAATTGCTTTCTACGGCAGACATTGCATATTTTGCAAAAGGATGGGAAAACGCAAGAGGATGTCGCATCGAAAATACTTGCGCCATTGAGTACGGAATTGCTGTGATTGAAGATTATACGGAGGATTGAAAGTATGGGAAGCAAAGAATTTTTGGAAAAGAGCAAACAGATTGTCGTTGACTATTTCAACAGTCATGCGGACAAAACCGACCAGAAGCAGATTGCACAGGATGATGTATATGTGGTCTGGTACTGCAAGACGCTTCAGAATCACAAGGCGCTGCTGAGCACAACTGTTTCTGACGGGATGTATTATGAAATCACATATAATGGGGACAAGCAGGAAACGTATGTAGACGCATACAAGAAGTGGGAGAACTTTGTGGTGAGGTAATACTTATGTGGAAAGGGTTAGACGTATCAGATAATCAAGGTGCCATAGACTGGGCACAGGTTGCAGCGGCAAATGTTGCATTCGCAATCCTGCGCAGTGTGCGCCGATCAGGCAAGACAGACCATCAGTTTGCTGCAAATTTGGAAGGCTGCCGAAAGCACGGCATTCCGATAGCAGTTTATAAATATACCTACGCAGCCACGCCGGAAGTGGCGCAACAGGAAGCGCAGCAGATCGTAGCATTATTGCGGTCTTACGGGCTGACCGGCACAATGGTATGGTGGGATGTGGAGGACAAAGATGCGCTGCGACCGCTGGGAGTTGAGAAGCTGACAGAGTGCATCCGTGCAGCGCAGGAGGTCATCACAACGGCAGGGTACGGATTTGGTCTGTATATCGGGTTGTATGTTTATAAGGAGCGTTGGTTTGACTTTAATGCGTTTGCTGGGACACGGTTGTGGATAGCACGCTATTATCGCGGATATCGAACGATGCAGTTTGATGACGAGCCGGATCAGAAATACAAGCCAAATGTTGACGGAGACATATCTGTATGGCAGTACACGAGCTGTGGGGAGATCCCAGGTATCAGGGGAGATGCAGACCTTGATATCGCATATGATGATCCTGCGGAATGGACGCATCCTGCAGCGGAGCCGGGAGTGATTTACACAGTATCCGTAGCTGATGTATGGACACGCGAGCAGGCAGAGGTTATCCGGCAGCAGTTTGCGGCGATGGGAATTAATGGGATTGTCCATAAGGTTAAGATCTTGGAATAAAGATATAGGCCGAGAGAACATTCAAAGTCCTCCCGGCCGCAGGCTATGATGAAATGATGAAGCGGCTATGTCCTGATAAGATTATCTTTTATGGATCTGTACCAGACGATTGCAAAGGTGATATAATCAGGATAAAGCCGTTTAGCGATAAATTTAACGTTGCGGAGGTGGCGGCATGGTGATAAATTTACAGTTTTTCGGAGGACGTGGAGGAAGCAGCGGTTTGGGAAAAATCGGCGGCGTTGGGCTGGATGTTACGTATAACGGAGAAACGACACGGTATTATTTCGAGAAACACGGAAATCAGAATTATTATTCGGCGGGGATGGGAGGAATGGCTGAGCCAACTCCACAAAACATGACACCAGCAGAGTTCAAACGCCGGGTAGAATCCAATGGGGCAAAAACGGCACCAGTAACCGCAGCAATGAAGAGGGCAGATGAAAAAAAACATGCAGCATACCGAAAAGAAATGGATACGTTTTTAGACAGAGCGTATGCAAGTGACAAAACGTTTGTGCAAGGATCGCGTAATGCAAGAAAAGCCAACCGGGCGAACAGACGAAGCCGCAGAAGATAATCTCGTAAAGTAGACGAGCAGATGTCAACTAAAAAGAGGGAGGACAAAATGAAAGTAGACTTACAATTTTTTGGCGGTCGCGGAGCTGCTTTAAACGCAGCCGGAAGTGCGAAAAAAAATAGAGGGGGGATCATCGATCCATCTGCAGAGCCCAGGGAAATAGAAGCAGTATATAGAGAATCACGCGGGTATTACGGGTCTTATTACAAGAACGAGATTTTGCAGGCATCTGCTGATGATCGTACCGGGGAGTTATCTTTTGACTATGCTACTCCTGAAAAACGCGAAAAGACATCTAAAACAAATAAAACGCAGTATCTTACATATAAGTTAAATGCTGGCGCAGAGGATGGAGACACGTTTGGTATCAACTGGGACAAGGTTAAAGCTGTCTCGGGACAGACGTATGGCATCCGTGCAGAACTGAAAGAACGCGGTTTTAAATGGGATGGGAAAACAAAAAAGTGGAGGAAAGAGTAAATTTTCCGACCAAAGACATACAGGAAAACAACACCGAAAAGCAGGGCTCTTATGGGCTCTGCTTTGTTTTATAAAATATGTGCTTTAGTATTTACAAATGGCGTGCTTTAGTGTATTATAATCGCATAAGTAACAAAAAAAGGAGACGAAAAAATGAAAAAGAGATTCAAAATTGAAGGGTATTCCTTCAATTTAAAAAAAGAAGTCAGTAGGATCTATTACGAGGATGAAATATTCATTCACGAAGGAGAAGCTGCAGCCTTGAATGGCGCGTGTATTTGCGTAGCCAATAGGTTTAGAGATAATCCGAGATTTAAAGAAGGTGAGTATACACTCACCGAAATAACTGAGTAAAAACAGCAGGGGCGTTTCTTCCCCTTCTGTTTTGGAAAGGATTGAAAATGGGGAAAAAAGAAAATAAGACACCTGAAAAGCAAATCTGGTACTCGCAAGAGTACCAGAAAAAGAACGACCGCGTGAATGTCGTGTTTCCGGCAGGCACACGGGAACGTATGGAAGCTTTGGGTATTAAAGCTGCAGCTCCTTTTATAAAAAAGGCAGTCGCAGCTGAACTGGATCGGCTGGAAAAAGAAAATGAAAAAGGAGAAGAAAAAATGGAAAAATTTAATCATTATGGAATTGAGGTTATTTATCAGATTATAGACAGACCTTTTGAAGATGTCTTGAAAGAAAACGGAGTGGAATATACCGCGCTTCCGTATATCGATGATATCGTATTTAAATACGAGAAAAACGGGCAGCGGAAATATGCATACATCGAGGTAGAAAAACTCCCTGATGATTACGCGGAGCGCGTATATATTACTTCAGAGATTCCGGAGGATTTGAGCTGGAAAGGAATCGCAGAGGATTACCGGAATCAGAAATCCGGCGAGAGACCGGCAAAACTACATACGCGGGCATACATGATCTTTTCAGCGGCATACAACGATGCGCTCCGGAAGATGCCATTTACTTTTGACCTGAACGCCGCACCAGGGAAAAGAGACATTGCATACGCGCTCATAAAGTACTATGTGAGCATAGATGATCTAAAGGAGATGGATCATCACGATTGCCCGATGATCGATGAATTTTAAAAGTTAGGGACAGCCGAAAAGCTGCCCCTTCTTTTTTTATCTAACTTTTACTATTTGCTGAAGCGGAAGAAGCAGTAAAAAACGGAGATTTTGAAAAGTGGCGAATAAAAGAAAACCAGAATAAAGACATAAGCTGAGAGGGCAAGCAAAGTCCTCCCAGCTTTTTATTTTTTGATGATGTATGACACGAAATATGACACAAAGCAAAAAGAACCTTGATCTCTCAAGGTTCTTTTAGTCGGAGTGACAAGACTTGAACTGGTTTGCATAATGCTTTGAAATTCCTTTATTTGCTTGGAATGCTGATTTTAAAGCATTTCTTGGATATATAGTAATATTATTAAAAGTATATATATGTACGTTAAAATATTAAAATAAACAACAGTATGACACGAAATATGACACGCTTACAGAGAATTGAACATCGCGTCAAAATGACCGTTGGTCTTATTTGACATCTTTTCGCGCTGGTCTTCCATCGCATGGCGGTAGACGTTTTTTAATGTCCCATCATTCCCCCAGCCGCCGCGCTCCATAATATAAGCATCTGGAACCCCGATTGCGTGCATGATAGACGCGCAGTAATGTCGGCAATCGTGGAATCGGAAGTGCGGCACTCCAGCATGCTTTAGGACGTGGTTAAATCGTTGGGTGATCATATTCGGGTTGAGTTCCGTCACTCTGCCGTTGCCTTTTGGAATCTGGTCCGTAATAAAGGAGGGAAAATCTATAAAACGGTCTCCAGCATATGATTTTGGGGATTTGATAATGTACTTTCTGTTTTCATCTAGAACCATGTTGCGGTGCACATGGACGCGTGTCCCAGCTATATCACTTCGGTCAAGCGCACAGATTTCCCCGCGCCTCATGGGGCCGAAGGCTGCCAGTAGGATTGGGATTTCCATTTCTGTCCCTTTGGCTGCCTCCATAACCTTTTTTATATCATCATCTGTCGGTACATAGAGCTGCGGTCGAATCTTCTGCGGGAGAACGGTGTTCAGTGCAAAATCGGGGCGCGTCTCCCTTAATACGGCACTGATTAGAGCGTGGTTATCCCGGACGCTCTTCGGGGAGTGCCCTTCGGTAAACGCATTGACATGCCTCTGGATATCCTCCTGGGTTATGTCATCTATTCGGATATCTTTCAAGTCCTTATAATTTTTCCTGGCGCGTTTATATTCCCGGACGCTGGAAGGGGACAGCACGACAGACCTTTTTTCGATGTAGGCCTCAAGGGCTGCCTGGAAAGTTAAGGAACGCGGAGCAGCAGTTTTTTTTGAAACTGCATAAGCAGCGGCGGCAGCCTCAGCCTCTCTCTTTCCTGCGGGCTTTGGATTGTCAGACGTGAATGATTTATAGTGTTTTTTCCCGTTTTCGTCTGTGTAGTCGTAAACACGGCATCTCCATGATCCAGACGGGAGTTTTTTTGCTGTTGCCATAGTTAATCCTCCTTTTAGGTATAAAAAATACACCTATGCAGGTGTAGGAGGCTGTGGTATACTTTTCTTGCGAGGGAAAACATACCACCACCTCACGTGCTGTATAGTTTTCTTTATTGCCCCGGTGTTACCAGCATCGGGGCTTTTTATTTTTTAATTTGTTATTTCTTCAATATCTATCTGGTATCCAAGGATTTCTCCCATATCTTTACAATATCCTTTTACTGTGATAGGGTCGCCCTTTTTCATATTCATAATCAGTTCTTTTTGTGTCTCGGAAGTCATGTAACATTGGATTGTTGCCAACGAAAACTGTTCCGAATCAATCGAGATATATTTCCCGGAGCTGTCGATTGTGCCTAATGTTCCAGTGATTTGCAGATATTTATCAAGGTAATCATTCTGTGCTTTCATCGCGTTGCTGTTCAGAGCATCAACGAGGTCATCCGCAGTTACCTCAATATATTCTTTCGGAATGTTAGTTTCCGTTTCGATTGGATCGGCTCCTTCTGATACGTCGCCATTTGAATTTTCTTGCACAACTGTGTGCTGTTCTGCATCGTTGTTACCCGATTTCGGAACAAAAAGAGTTATGATCATAATGATTGATATAACAAGTGCGGCAATCCAAAGCCCCTTCTTGCGCTTTTTGTTTTTATTCTTAACAGCGTCGATTATAATTAAAATAATCGAGATTATGGATAAAGGTGCAAATATTAAACTAAAAAGTGAAACAACAAAAGCAGCTATGCTCAACCCTGTGTTTGTTTTTTTTGTGGTATCGCTCGTCTGGAGCTGGTCGTTCAAATTCTGCTGGCTCCCATTTAATAAATCGTTTGGCGCTCCGCAGTTTGGACATGTAGCTGCCTTTTCTGAGTATTCTTTCCCGCATTCGGGGCATTTGATAAGTGCCATTTTCTTATCCTCCTCATATGATATTTTGTTTGTTGATCGCCGCAGCGATATAACCGTGTGTAACATTCTGTCAAACCCTGCGCTGGCTGTCGTTTTTTGCCGCGTAGGTTCGACGCTTCACCGCGTTTCCCTGTACGCATCTGTTGAAATATATATTACCTTGTGTTAATATATAATCAAACAAATGTTCGTGTTGGGAGGGATGCACGATGGACTACAAAAAACTCATTGCCGAAATGGTAAATAATTCAAATGACATTAAAATGCTCGAATTGGTTTACCGTTTCTGCAAAAAGATCTTGCGCTAGGGGATAACACCCCTAGCCTTTTTTGTGTGACAAACTTTCCGCAAGCTTCTCGAGAACTTCCCATTCAGTATCGTCCAGCTTTGCCAAAGCTTCTATAAGGCGTGTCCTGAACGAATCTTCTTCCTTTATTAAATCGCCCACGAAGTCAGTTATGATTTGACTTCTTTCTAAAGGCTGAATAATTTCTCCGCGTTCATATCTAAGCCATTCTTCATTCACATGAAATTTCTCACTTATATCGTTGATCACGCGTTCCGTAACTGAAATTCTCCCTGATTCTATATTTGCGATATTTGCCCTGGAAAGACCTAATGGCTCTCCTAATGCTTCTTGCGTTATATGCAATATATCTTTTCTTAAATAACGAATCCGCTCGCCTATATTCATTAAATTCACCTCCTTGCAAGAGTAATTATATACCATAATGAAACGTTTGTAAAGCACAAAATTATTCTAAAAATGTATTGACAAGCACATAAAAAACCGTTATAATGTGCTTAACAAAACAAACAAGGAGGTTGAGCATTGAGCGAAAAAGAAAAGGACATAATCGTCACGATCGGCAAGGCGCTTCCTAATATGTCCGAAAGAGATAAAGGATATTTTCTGGGATACGCCGAAGCGCTGGCAAGCAAAGCAGGCGTGAAAAGGAATGCCAAAGCTTCTGCGAAAAAAGAAAAAGCAGTAAGCGGCGAAGAGGGGAGGTGAGAGAAATGAGCGAGTATTTAAATAGGGAATGTGACCGTGTCCCTAAATTCCGAATGGAAATGACAGGGAAGCGGGGCGTTGAAATCTGGATTGACGGGGTAAATATATCACAGGGAGTTCGCAGTGTTACATTTTCAGCGGAAGGCTGTGAAAAATCTCCGGTATTAAATCTTTCGCTTGACGTTGGAGATTTCAGTTTTTTGCCTGAACGAAATCTAGTGTCAAGGGCAGAGACAAAAAAACACTCCACTGCCCTTGATGCTATTAAGGATGCTGTTAGAGAAGCGTTAGAGAAGTGAGTATGACATTATAACCCACTGACGATTCACAGAGATGAATCCGGCTTGTTCTAACTCATCCAGACAACGTTCTAAATATTCAGGAGGGAATCCAAAAGAGCAAAAATCTTCATCATGGAAGTGATTATTTTTTTGTTCTCGGTTTTCTCTCATAAAATTTAGAAGTTTTTCAGAATTTGTCTGCATAGAATTGCTCCTTTCTTTTGTACTCGGCTCTGGCGGGAGCCTGTGAGTACAGTATAGGACGGGGATAAGCAGGAAGCAAGAGATAGGAGGTATGGATATTAACGAAAGAGAAGACAGCTTTGCAGTAGAAGTCATCGAAGAAGCAAAGCAGGAGACAAAGAGATGGCGCATAGCGTGGGAAATCACGATGGCCGCGCTGATTTTATCAAATCTATATTGGATGTGGAGGTGAAAGAGATGCCGAAAACAAAAGCACTTGGGGTGTATGCAGATCGCAAAGAAGCCGTCCGGCGCGTCATCAATGTTGGACTGGCACGCAGCGGGCTGACAGGAAAGGACCTTGACCGCCGGAACATCATTAACAGAAACACCCTCGTAAAGCGGAAAGCAGAGGGTGAAACAATCCGGTTGGGAGAGATATGGGCGCTCGACAGGGTATTACATTTTACAGATGACGAGATTTTGCAGATGTTCGGGAGAGGAGGTGAGAAAGGGTGTGGATATCGCCGTTTTGGTGCGGAGTAATAGTAGGGGCAGCGGTTGAGCTTACTCTACTGATAATAGCATCCGTATGGTACAGCAAAAAGAAAGGGAGGAGGTAAGAGCGATGCCGAAGCAGCTGCGGCGCTGAGGTGGGCGATTATCCAGCCGGAAAGGAGATGAAAGTGAAGATGGACAAGTCTGATATATGTATGATGGCCGGAACAACGCTGGTCATGGCAGCCCTGATCATGTGGGAGACGTTTGGCATGATGATCACGCCGACGGTACTGACGGTCGCCGCCGCCGGCTGCTTTGTGGCAACAGTGCTGTGCGCGGCACGCGAAGAAGAATTAAGAAGCCGGAAAAGAAAAAGGCGCTGAACCGACCAAAGTACCAGCGCCAATGAAAAATATTACGCCTTTAGTATAAGGCGAGAATGGAGAGAATGCAATGAAAATTACCAAAATTCGTATCAAAAACCTGTTTGGCATTTCCGAATACGA